TTTTGTTGTTCCATATTTAACTTTACCTGGTTCAGTTGATACTGCACTTGACCCACCAGGAAAACGGTCAGCGCCAGCTTGTGCAAGGTTACCATATTCTAGGTAATCTTCGGGAAAGCCTAACCCTCTAATCCATCCATGTATTTCTTGGAAGTTCTCTAAATTTTCATCAACCAAAAATGTCATAGTTAGTGTACCATAAGTCAGTTTAGTTCCTGGCATTGGCAAATCTACAAATGGTGTTGGTTGTGATGTTTCACTAATTGTTAGTGAAGGCAAGTTAACAGCCGTACAAAAGTATTCTACCTTTGGAAGTTTACTGATTTGAAATTTAAACTGCGTTGGACTCGCATAGTCTAAACTTGTAGGTTGTCTTGCAAAACTATTTGTTGTTGTCATTGTCGACCTCTTTCCACTCTTTTTCTGTGGCTAATTGTTCTAGTTGTTTTTCCTTTTCAGTCAAAATCTCTCTTTGCATTTTAATATCACTTATTCTTTTTTCAATGAATTCTAAAGCATTTTTCTTATCAGGATATGTAAAATAAGCGACTAAAAATATTGCACCAGCAATACCTAGTATCCACGAATACTGTAAAAACATTTTACCTAACCTCTTATTTCTTCTTTTTTTCTTCACAATACTATTTATCCATTTAGGAGGACCAAAAAAAAAGGGGACCGAAGCCCCCTTTTTTCGTATTACTGTATAAACAGTTATTACATTAAGTTCGCAACTTGCGTTCTTTGGTAATATCTGTTAGCGTTAGCAGAACCAGCACCGTTAATAACAGCTGCGTCACCAGTTCCAGCTTCAGCAAATGGGTTTGCTTGTAAGCCGTATCTAGTTTTGAAACCGATTTTCGGTTGGAAAGTATCTTGACCAACTGCTCTTACCATTTGTAGTGGTACATATGGACAGTAGAACATACCTGCGTCATAAGGTGAAGTACCTTTGTAGCCAACTACATAGTAGTGAGCAGACGCTGAGTTTGCACTATAAGGGTCAATGTACACTTTAAATCTACCGTTAAGAACACCAGCAAAAGTATTACCAGTATCGTCAACTGTTAGATTGTTGTTAAGAGCTGGAGTATAGTCTAATACACCTGCCATTTGAAGAGCACTAGCAACATCAGCTGAAGTAATGATAATGTTACCTTTACCTCTTCTTGTTCTTTGTGCTATTCTGTTCGCATCTCTTTCAAGGTTAAACATAAGACCTTTGAATCTTTCAACAGACCATCTGCCGTTAGAGTCAGTATCAAGGTCAAATACACCTGCTGTAGTCACATGACCTGCTGGTGAACCTTTTTCTGCGTTAGTATAGATTGTTCTAACAACTTCTCTGTTAATCTCTGCAAGAATTTCAGCAGACAAAATGTTTGCTAATTCTGTTTCAGCGTCTAAACCGTGGATTGCTTTTAAGTCTTGAGCAAGTTCCATAGTGTATTCTGCTTTAAGAGCTCTTGATTTAGCAGTTACAGTTGACTTCTCGATTGAGAATGCCATTTCTGCAAAACTATTTCCAGAGGCGTCACCTAATGCTTCAGCAGCTGCTGTAGTCATTGCTGTACCAGTTGTGTATGTTCCAGCAGGTGAGTCGTTTAGAACCTCAGGGTTAGTACCAGAGTGAGCAGCAGTTGAATAACCATCAACAGCTGAACCAGCTTTGTTTCTTCCTGAGAAATCTGTGTCAGCTTCGTCAAATAACGCTTCTGTTCCAGATTGTGAGTCATATCTACTTCTCATTGCAAAGATAAGTCCAGTTGGACCAGTCATTGGCTGTACGCCAGCGATATCGTATGCGATAAGATTAGGCATTGCTCTTCTTACTAATGAAATCAAAATTGGATCCCAGTTAGAAATAGAAGCGCCTGTTGAGTTAGTTGGAGCAGCTTCGCTTAAGAAAGCATTGTCCTCTTTCATTGCACGCTCTTGGTTTTCCAAGATTGTAGCAGTTACAGCTCGTTTGTAAGAATCACCGATTTTTGGTAAATCTGCGTGTTCTAAAACTGGCTGCCATTTTTTTTCGTGTGTTTCAGATAAATACATTTTTATCTCTCCTCTATTATTTTATATTATTTTGACAATTTAATGTCTTTGGTTTTAGTAATAGCGGCGGTATAAGCAGCCATGCTTTTAGATAAATCAATTGTTTCACCAACTGAATCACCTACCGCTACATCATCAATGTCAGATGACACTTCTTTCTTAGCACCGAAATACGACTCTTTAATAGTCGAAATCTTTGCTTTGAAATCTGTTTCATTTGAATATTCAACCTCTTCGGCAAGTTTGTTGAATTTCTCCTTAGCAGTATCAGCTAAATCTTCACTCATCTCTTTTACGATTAGAGTTCTATCTTTATCTGATTTTACTTTGTTAAGTTCAACATTCTTTTCGATTTCTTCGTTAAGTTTCTTTTCTAACGATTCAATCTTTGAAGCTTGGTCTTCTAGTACATCATATTTTTCGTCCGGGACTGAAATATAATGTTCTTCAAATAGTTTTTTCATACCAGAAATGAAATCTTCAGCAATCTCGCCTTTGATTCCTCTTTCTAAAGCAAGTTCGTTTTCTTTCATCCACTCTTCCACTACATATGCAAGGTAAGAGTCAACTTTTTCAACTAATTCTGCTTTTGACTTTTCTGATTCTTCTTTAAGTTTTTCTTCGTATCCAGCGTGCATTTTCTTTTTAGCTTCTTTAACTTTTGAGTTAACAGCAGCTTCAAATATAGTTGCAGCCTTCGTTTTAAATTCTTCGGATAAATCTTCGTCTTTAACTAAAGCGTCAACATCTGCCGTTACATCAATTTTTTCGTCTTCTTCAACTACTTCAACTGCTTCAGCATTTGTTTCTTCTTCACTAGTTTCGATAATTTCCTCAGAACCTTCACTTGCTTCTACTTCTTGCTCTTCTTTAATCTTCGGCATTGCGTCAGCAGCGCCAGCTGATTTTTGTTGAGCGTCACCAGAAACTTGCTTAGTTTTCTTTGTTGCGTCAGGATTAGAATCCGTAGGCTTAGTTACCGCTGGACCTAAATCCTCGCCCTCATTACTAAGGTGAGTAGGTTCAGCCGCCACAGCATTCTTTTTGGGAGCGTCTGCTGATGGATTAGCTTGCGCCTCTACCACTGCTTCTGCTTCTAACGCCTCAATCTTTTGTTCTGTTTCGGCCATTGAGAAATCTCCTCTTTTTGTTTTCTAATTAATTAAAAAACTTTCGTTTTTGTTCGTACTAGTATTATTTATAAAACTAAAGTTTTTTAAGAAACGAATCAAATATCCTTAGCTTAGCTTCGTCTAAGGCTCTTTGTTTCGCCGTTCTTATTTCTTGTTTCCAGGCTTCAATGTCCCTTTCAACAAGTATACCATTGTCCCATACCCACTCTTTTTGTTCCATAATGCCTTCTACGAAAGCGTCTGGAGCGCTTGGGTCTGCTACAATATCAGCCGCCGTTGCAAGGTAAAAGTCATCTTTTACATAGTTTGCACCGTTACGCTGAATTATTGAACCCATACCTCGACTTGATACTCCTAGTTGAGCACCCTCGTCTATAAGACCTTTTACAATCTTACCGTATGGCGTATCCATAATTTTTGCCTCTCCAATAAAATTGTTACCATCTGGTGTTAAAGATTGTATCATATGTGATACTCTCTCCAAGTTAACTGTAGGACCGTCTGGATGTCCTAGTTCACCGAATGCTCTCTTTTTTTGGATGAATTCTTTGTTGTATCTGCTCACTTCGCTCTCCAAAATTTCTTTTGGATAGACTCGACCATTTCTATTCTTCATGTTTGATTGAAGAAAGATACCTCTGATTTTATATGACTTTTTACCGTTTTTTTCTTCTACAAGATATTCGGCGTTTTGTACTTCTTCTGAAATTAGTTTCATATGTTCTCTCTTTGTACCAACTATTTATACAAACTATTACCTAAACTCTACAATTAATGTGTAATTATCACCATTTGCGAAGTTTTTTGTTGATAATAGTATATCTCCAGTAGGTGTGGTTGCGTTGTTAGGAACCTCATTACCAGCTGGTCTTAAATCCCAATAACCTTGTCCTGATAATTCTAACATTGTTGCGTTAGTCACTCCGTCCCATAATAACTCTACAGCTGACTTATTGTTTGCCGTATTAATTGAGTACCAAATCTTACTTAACTTTCTAGCACCGTCTTCGGTCATAAAAGTTGTTTCAGAAGCATCAATTTTTTTAACTAGGTTTTCTCCAGTACCGTCAGATTGATTTGTAAGTTTAACTACAAATTTAACACCTGAAGTATCTGCTATTGTTTGTGATGTTACTATATCTGCCATTACTTGTATCCTGCTTCCTTATGACATTCGATTACTAAATTATACTTTGTAACCGTACTGTCGCTACTTAAACTAATATCTCCGATAGGGTCTTGTAGTTTAATCTCATCTGGTTTTAAACCCCAATTTCCTCTATCACTTAATTCTACTTTTTTGGTAGTGTCATTCTTAAAAAAAACTGTGACCTTACCTGTACCTAATATCTCATACTGCATATTTGCAATAGAAACTTTAGGTTCACTTGTTGCATTATTACTATTGACTACATCTACAAGTAATTGTTGATATTCATTACCAACACCGTTTGAGTTTACAATAATCTTAAAATTATCATCCACTAATTTGGTTGTTGATATAGTCATAATTTAAATTAACCTCTTGGTGAACCGACAGCACTACCTTTAGCCGTAGGGCAAGTAATTTTGTCAGTTGTGCCTTTTTCGATAATAACTGTATCGCCATCTTCCAAGTAAAATTTACCTAATTCAGTAGAACCATCTGATTCGAAAACTGTTCCTGTTGTATCAGCAGTAGCAGTTACTCTAACAAAATGGGCATTACCAAAGTTATTTGCACTTGGATTCGTAACGACATCGCCTTTAACTATAAAAGTTTGTGCCATTTTTATTCTCCTAGTTGTTCTTCTAATTCTTTATCGAAATAATCGTAAAGAATATTAGTATTAATATTATGAAATTCGGCAACCTTATCTACAGCGCCCTCAAAAACTTTAATTATATCGCCAGTTTCTTTTTGTATTTTTTCATATACATCTTTTACTGCGTCCTTTACTTTAGGACTTAAAGACTTGAAAGAATCCGAGTCGACATATAAATCTCTTTCAACAATATTACTGAGCTTGAGTTTCGTCATTACCTGCAATCTCTAACTCTGCTTTACCGTCTAATTGTGGTTGACCAGGTGTTGCTACTGTACCATCTTGAGCAAATGTTCCAGGTGTTGCAATCTCTGGTTTAGGGTCACTAAAAGATTCTGCTTCTTTGTTACCGTTAAATAAACTTGAAGCTAACTCTTTTCTTTTAATATCTAAAGCGTCACCCATTTTATCTCTTAATGCACTTTTAAATGCTTCGCCGGCGTCTGCATTATTACCAGCTTCTAAATTGTCAATAAATGCTTTTGTATTCTCTGACATAATTTATCTCCTATAAGGTTGTATCTGTAACATCAGCGGTTGGAGCAGATATAATACCGTCATCAATTTCTTTTTTGATTTGATTGTCGATATCTTCCACCTCTCTTTCGTTTTGTTTCAGAATGTTTTTTCTCACATATTCTACTGAATAAAATTTACCAATGTAATCACGCATTTCATTTGCTAATTGTAATCGCTCTCTCATTATCTCGGTGTTTTTTAATTCAGCAAAGTGGCCGTCTTGTAAGAAATCATATGTGATACTATCTCTTACACCTTGCCAATCTTCTTCATTAATAATACCTTTAAGAATTAATTGTGTTCTTAAAATATCATTAAATAGTTCCGTAAACTTCTTTCTTAATCTTTGAACAAATTTAGTAAATTTTAATTCATCTCTAGTAATTTCACTAGCTCTACCCATATTGAAACCAGAGTTTGACTCTAATCTACTTACAGGCACATTTAATGAACGATATAATTTACTTCTAAAGTATTCAATGTCTGTAATTTCACCTAAGTTTTGACCGCCAGGTAAAGTTTCTATACTTGTACCTCTACCGCCCTCTCTACTAGGTAACCAGAAATCTTCCAACATAGACATATAGTTTCTGTCATCTCTAACTTCTCCAGTAGAAGCGTCATAGACAAGTTTATTTCTATATCTTGCCATAACATCTCTTAGGTATTGTTCAGCCTTGACTTTAGGTAAATTACCTACATCAATTTTGAATATTCTTCTTTCAGGTGCTCTTGCAATTCTGTAAATAACAGCAGCGTCTTCAATCATTCTTAATTGATTGACAGGCTTAACGGCCTTTTGCATATAAGATAAGACCATATTTTTATTTTGGTCAATTAATCCAGACGGACAAAAAGCAATTGTGTCTGGTGCAATCTTAATGCCACCTGAAGTAGAGTTGACTACACCTTTTTCATTGAATAGATAATATTCAACAAACTCGTCAACTACTGTAAGCATATTAGGACCTGTAACTCCTTCAGGTCTTTTCTTTCTTACTTCTCTAATTCTTTTAATTTTTCGTGGGTCAAGGTATTTTAATTCTGTAATACCTCTTGTAGTAGAGTTTCTATCAATTACTTTTTGATAAAAGATTCTACCATCAATATACCATCTTCTAAAGATGTCATGTCCTTTAGTGTTAAACTGTAAAAGTCGTAACACTTCTTTAAATTCATCTTCAATCTTTCTTCTCACATCTTTGCCATAAGGTAAATTTTCAACATTCACTCTTACTGCTTCTTTGTTTTCATTCGCCACAATAGCTTCATTAACGATATCTTCTATCGCTAAGTCGCACTCTGGGTGTAATGAGATTTCTCTATATCTTCGGATAAGGTCAGCTTCAGTTTTTGAATTTCCCTCTTGGTCGAGGTATTGTCCAAAATAGCCACCAGCGGCGATAGTTTGTGTACCATCGTCCGCTGGAGCTGTAGTAAAGCTTTGCTTTGGATCCGACTGTTTTTTCAGTCTTGATATCGAAAATCCAAATAATTCAGCCATAATATTTTTTCCTTTATTCTTTGTTAGTAATATTTATACTAGTTTTTAAGTAGTAGTATTACTCTCAAAGTATTGATAACGGAAAGTAACTGGGAATTCTTCCACAGCCGCTTGCTCGTCATAGTTCAAATCAATTTCACCAATACCAGTTGGAAACAATCCTCTTAATGTATAAGATTTAATTGTATTTCCATTTCTGTCAAGGTGGTCAACAAAACAGTCAACTTGATAATCAACCGGATTTGTTAATCCTTCGTTATCAGTCATGTTGTTGATACCATTTTGCCATCTTTCAAAGGCGTTTCTTAACTTAAAGTTTGTATCGTTAAGAACCTGGATAGACCATTCATCAAATGTTCTATCGCCACCAATGTAGATTTTTCTTCCTCTAAATGGTACTTCTACCACACCAACATTCATTGCCGGTATTTTAGTGCTTCTGCATAAAAATGCTAAGTCTTCTATTTCTCCACCAACTTGAGCGTAACCTGGAAAAGGCATAGTCACCTTAAACTGATTACTTCTAGCGCCACCGCCAGCAAGTTTAGCTTTGAAGTCATTAATGTTTGCCATTTTTTATTTCTCCTCTACTAACCTGCTACTTCGTCAAACGAAACGCCGGTTCTTGTTGCTACGAAAGACAATGTAATAAAGTTAATGCTTCTTGCTGGTTTAATGAAAATTTCAGCAATGAATTCATTTCTATCTATTACTTGTCCTGTGTTGTTAGTTTCATCACACACTACTAAAAAGTCTGTGATACCTCGTCTACCTTGTACTTCTCTTAGGAAAGGTTCTACAATGTTTCTAAAGTTAGCTCTTGTAAACTCATCATTGAATTCAAAGAGTTGGAATTTAGAAGCAGTAGAGATTGCCTTCTCTAAAGTGATGAACAGTCTTCTAACATTTATTCTATCAAAAGCACTTGGACTTGCAAGACCAGTTTTATCTCCAAATAATACAGTACCTTGACCTGGGAAGGTAGCTACTGGATTAATTCTTTTCGGATATAACTCATCTCTTTGTGTTTTTGTAGGATTAAATGCAAGTTTAACAGCGCCTCTTACAACACCTCTATTGAAACCTGCTGGTGAAAACCAACTGTCTGCAATAAGGTCTGTTCTAGCCGCTAAGCCTGCCATGTCACCATTAAGTGGTACATATCTGTAAACATCATTGTATCTGTCGTACATGTATTTGTAACCACTATCAAAGAACACATATGAAGAAGATGAAATTGAACTATAAAAGTCAATCACATTATCTTTTTGTGTGTTTGCGTTAGTTACATTAACTACATCTGCTCTTTCTGGCGAAGCGAAAACTACACAGTCTTTTCTTGCCTCTGCAATTGTAATTAAGTTTTCTACATGAGTTGAATCACACTTACCAGAAATGATAAGACCAACATCAACTGTTTCACTATCAGCAAATTTGTCGTAAGCTGTTTTTAGTTGACCAGTTGTAACGGCAGAACCGTCAGAACCACCTGAAAGTGATTCATTACTTGGTGTATCTACTGTTGTAAATGTAGTTCCAGAAGCTGCATTACCCCAGTTTGAACCTGAAGAATGATGTTTTGTCCACCAAATATATCTTGATTTAGTGTAGATAACATTTGGATAATAGTTATCATCTCCTTGCGGAGTTTTTGCGTCTGAAGCTTTAGAAACTTTTGAATAAGTTTCCAAGATTTGACCTGGAACGCCTGAAATTGAACCGTCTTCATCAACTACTACAATGTGAATTTCGTCATTCGCACCGCTTCTAGTTGAAGTCCAATCAGATGTACCTGGAGCACCGTCAACAGCGTCATAGTATCTCCATCTTCGTCTTACATTCGCACCGTCAGTAATGGTTCTTTTTAGTCCACCAGAACCTCTTGGATGTTGTACGATTGTTAAGTCGTTAGTTGAAATATTAGTAACTCTGTATTGTTCTCCATCATCATAATCGTTTGTAGCAGCTGTAGTTGAAAATGAAATTACATCTCCAACATTTAGGTCTGTACCTGCTGTTACTGTTATTGCTGTGTCACCTACTGTTGTACTTGCGTCATTGACAGTAGTTGCTCCTTCTTCCTCAAATGCGGCTGCGTTCGGACAAGTTGCAACAAGCAATGTGTTACCATATGCTCCTGCTTCTCTAGCAACAAATGTTGCGTTACCGGCTGCGCCACCTGAGGCATAGTTATTCGTCCAATCTTCCGTATTCTTTACTAAAACACCTGTTCCAGATGTTGAAGCATTTACTTGTGAAGTTTGGTTTGCTCGTACTACCCGTAGAGTATTAGAATATTGTAAAAAGTTAGCTGCGCTGAAAAAATACTCGAAGTTATTTACATCAGGTTTACCAAAAGTTTCTACTAATTCTTGCTCGCTAGATATACTTACTATTTCGTCTAAAGGTCCTTTTGTGAATTGACCAGCAACTGCACCTATAGATGTTGAAACAGCAGGAATGATACTAGTTAAATCTCTTTCCTGTACGAGAACACCTGGTGATACTTGAAATGCCATAGGTTATCTCCTTTTAATTAGCTAATTACCTTGTTATTTTTCATTTTAAAATATTCAAACTTCGTATTATTCATACGCCCATATTCAAACTTTGTCATTACAGATATTTATAAGACCTGCAATTTACAGTCCTTTTCTTACAACAGGATGCCACACCGTACCATATTCATCAACCTCAGATTTTAACTCATCTGGTTGACCGTCATCTACAAAACCAAAAGGCGCCATGTCCTGTTCGATTAAAGCCTGTTGTTCAATATATAATTGATTTCGTATATTTGAGTTAGATAACTCTTTAAAATACTGTTGGTTCGTCAACCAACCAAATATGACTAGACACATCATTAAATCGTCATTACAACCCTCCTCCGCCATCCAGGAGTTACCACGCCTACTAAATGTTGACATCTCCTCTATGAGTTGAAAGTCATTTATAATCAATTTATCACTTTCTATCAATGTCTTAATACTAGATGTACCTAATGCTTTAATCTGTTTAGTCATACGAACACCCATAGATGTACCTCTACCACTAAACATTGCACCTAATATTTGACCAGCTCTACCTCTTTGTGTTGTCATTAAGACATTATCGTATTCTAATTCCATTTGTAATATTTCAGCCACTTGTTGGCCTATATCATTAACCTCTGTTAGAATATGAGCTCTGTTATAACCTTTACAAACTTGTTCAATAATACTTGGAAAGATATGAGGTTTAACTTCATTGTTTTTATAAGTTGCAACAATCTCATAAGGTATTTTAGTACAATCTAAAACTGTAAAGGCAGAATAATCTCTACCTGTACCACGAGCAACATCAACAGTTGTGACATACAAATGGTCTTTTTCGGGTCGCTTAAACATTTGTAAACCATTTTTACTTTCAATCGAAGGAATGTACGGGGTCGTCTTAATTTTTGCTGGTGAGATTAATGTATCTACACTTCCTAAAAACTCACATTCAAACTCTTGTGAAAATTGCTCGGGTGAGGTATTTCTTATAGTGGTTTCTTTCCACTTTTCATCTCTGCCTGGCACCTCTGACCAATGTACCTCAATAGGCACATAATCATTTTGTTTATTAATTGCGTCTTGCCACAATTTGTAGTACATATTCATACCATGTGGTGTAGATACAATTATCATCTTTGTTTTTTTACCAGATGAGATTGTAGGATAAACTGAGCTAAAAAACATCTCGGCAATATTAGCCGGTACGAAAGCAAACTCATCAAGGAAGATTATGTTAAATGAACCACCTCGAATTGCACTTGAAGATGTTGCAGCCGCCACAATAGTGGACTTATTTTCTAATTCAATGTTACCTTTGTTCCAATTAATAACGCCTTGTTGCATCCATTTTGGTAAATTTTCATAAGCAAGTTGAAGTCTACCTAATATATCTCTAGCAGTAGATGATTTGTTTGCTAGAATAGCAATGTTAGAATTAGGATTAAAAAGAGCATAGTGTAATAGATAAGAAATAGTTGTTGTTGATTTTCCACTTTGTCTTGGTAATTTACAGATAGTAAATCGGTTGTCATGTATTGTCCTTACAATATGTTTTTGAAAGTCCCACATTTTAAATGGAACAAGGCCTTCGTCAAGTGAAACCACTTGAACATAATTCATCATAAAATAAATAGGGTCCTTTTCACATTTTTTATATTCCTTAATATTATCTTTAGTAAACTCAACAGGTGTGTTTACCTTTTTAAGATTAGGATTGCCTAGATATGCGTCACTCATTTATAATTATTCCTTCAATATGGGTAAACCCCATTTTTACAGCCGCTTCAATACGACTACTTCCTTTGAAAACAAAATACTCTTTATCGTAATTAGGATTAATGTCGTGTTCTATTTCAACACAATCTAACATTTCTTTACCCTCTAGTATGTCTTGTAGCATTATGCCGTTTTTGACATAACCAAGTTTACTTATCTGAAATATCTGTTTCTTCGGGTGTGATTGTTTTGCTTTCAACAATTTTATCATCTTTTTTTAACATCTTTTGTAACTCTGCTGTTGAACCTACAAACAATGCGTTTTTAATATTATTGTTAGCTGTTTTAGGTAACTCTTTTAAGTCTTTTAGTTTTTTATTTAAGTCTTGTAACTTATCTACTGTATCTGCAACATTCTTAATACCAGCTAATGCAACTTCATATGCTCTAGGGTGTTGTCCTTCTTTTGCAACATCTAAAATACCTTCGATTGCCTCTTGTCCTTTTTCAATAAGATTGTAATAGTATTCTCTACTATTTTTATGGTCATTATCCACATCTTCTTTATCTTTTTCTTCGGTTCTCACTACAGGGGCTTTAAAATCTTCCTTTTTGATAACCTCTTCCATTGGAGTTTTAGCAGGTTCTAAACCTAAAATCTCATTTACTTTATCTTCTATAGCCATAATACTATTTATCCAATTTCCTAATCAGCTGTTTTGTTTCATAAAAATACAAACAATCTATATCACTATCTTTAAATGTATTATATACATCTGTAATGGTTTCTACAATAGGATTACCAGCTAAATTAAAACTAGTGTTTAATACCATAGGCACACCAGAAATCTTTTCAAACTCATCTATTATATTATATAAATGTTCGTGTTGTTTTTTATTTACGGTTTGTACTCTACAAGTATCATCTATGTGTAAAACGGCAGGTATAATATCTCTACTTACTTTTGTTTTCATTGCATACATCATAAAAGGAGAACTGTCTAACTTTGTATCAAAGTATTCGTGTAAACATTCTTCTTTCATAGAACAAGCAAAAGGTCTAAATGGTTCTCTTTTCTTTGTTTTGTTTACAATGTCTTTGCCATTATTTACAGTAGGGTCAAATAAAAGACTTCTATTACCTAATGCTCGAGGACCTGATTCAGATTTTTGACCATATACACCTATAAGTTTTTTCTTTCTCAATTCAGCTGCAACAACCTTTTCATCAGCTTTTAATACTTCAAAATCTTTGAATTGAGTTGATATAACATTATTGTCATATTTTCTTTCGTAACCATAGTAAATTGATTTTTGTTTTCTAATTGTAGTATCATTGTTTAAATTATGCCAAAAATACTTAGCAATACCTATTGACTGGCCTGCGTCTGTAGCTACTGGTTCTATATACAATTCTATGCCATCTAAATTATCTTTATAAAAATGATTTGCTACACAATTTAAAAAGTATCCACCTGATAAACAGACCTTCGTAATACCTGTTTGTACAACTTTATCTTTTATATATTGTAATACATTTTCTTGGCATTGTCTTTGTAAATCACCACAAAAATCATATACATTTTGAATACTATCACCAAATTCAATATTAAGTTTAGGTTTTTGTAAATTTGATATGTCATATAAGTCTTGGTTGCCGACAATGTGATATTTTCTATTTTTACCATATGCGGCTAGAGCCATAACCTTACCTGCGTCAAACGGTGTAAAACCTAATCTACTTGAAGTCATCTCAAAAAGTTGTCCTTCGCTTACATCATTTGATACTTTAACATGGTCATTTGTACCATCATATTTAAAATTAACAACCACATCTTTATCTATCTCTGTAAAGTTGTTTGGATATTCAGCGACAAATGTTGCTCTTTGCTCTCTACCGTAACCATCTTTTAAATCATTATCATTATTAAAATAATATTCAGAGCCCATACCGTCAATAGCAATAGAAAGAGCTTTGTCAAAACCTGAATTATAAAAGGCATGAGAGGCATGAAACATATGGTGAGATGACCACACATTTATTGTTTTAAATTTAAACCCTTTATCTTTTAAATACTTTTCATAATCTTGATTATATTTTTTATTAGGAGAAAAACCAGATATTACCAAGTAATCAATACTATCTTTTATAGTATCTAACAAATCATATGCTTTTGCATGATGTTTTCTACCAGACAATCTCTCGTTTTCACAATGTAGTTTTATTTCTCCGTCTTCAATCAAACATATAGAAGCGTTATGATTTTGACTAATACCTAATATTCTCATTTAAATTCTATTTCACTTTCCATTTCACCCCATTTACTATTACTAAAATGTAAATTAAAGGCTAATGAATATCTTTCATCATCTGTATCATTTGGTTCTACATAGTGTACCAAATGTGATGGGAAAAATGTTAAAAATCCTGGTGCTGGTGTTAAAGTATATTCGCAGCCTGTAACATGATTAACTTCATCAAATTCTAATAAGTAACCTGGTGTTATTGTATTCCACCAAGGTTGAATTTTAAAAGATATATCACCCATGCCAGGTCCAGCGTGTATGTAATAAACGCCACTAAAAATACTATTAACATGAGTATGGTCGTGTGCTGAATCTCCTTTTATATGTTTATTAATCCAAGAGTTTTGAAAATCAAAATTAATATTATGTTTTATTTTTAAATAGTTTCTAGTATAAACATCAAACTGTTCTTTAATATCCTTCTTTAAGTCTGTCAGGTCATTTAAAACATAGAAATTTTTAGTGTATGCTCCATTGTTTGACCTCATTCTTTGATAGTCGCCATTCTTAGCGTATGTTAACCATTCAGGTTTAACATCAATGTGACCATCAAAAACTGGCGTTGGGAATAATTCATGTATTTTTACTTCTTTTTTCATATTAAAAATAATTAAAATTCAATACGATTCTTCTTTTAGTATCCGTATGAATTGTTCCTGTATGTTTTAATTGTGAGTTAAATGAGATGTACCTATTTTTTTTACTGTCAGCCACAAATCCATCTTCAAATTTGGTCTTTCCGTTATTATCGTTTATATAAAAAATGCCTGTATTACAATCAAAAGGTATATCAGTATGTAATGACTCAGTACATCTTGTATCCTTTATCGTCATATTAGCTTTAATTTTTACAATTGACTTAATATCAATCTTTTTTATTAATGGCAACAACACATTAAATTCTCTTGTTTGTGCCATGCCATTATTATAAAAACAATGCACGAATTGTAAATCTTTATCACCTTTATATGTTCTATAATCATTATAAAACCAAGGAAAGTTTTCAGATAACATCATATCTTCAATGTCTTTAAACTCCTCAGGCGTTAAAAAATCATCTTTTATATAAATCATTATTTAAACCAGTAAAAATGTGTGATAGTAAATTTACCATCTCCTAGTTGAGGATTTTTTTTATTAAATTTAATTGGTGTTGATTGATGAAACATTGGACTAGGGAAGAAAATGCAACGATTGTCCTTCATCTTAACTGTTTGTTCGGGGTCTGCTAATGCTAAATCACCACCTTCAAAAGCTTCTTCATTCTTTTTTAACCAAACGCATTGTGTCCAGTAAAACTTATCTGTATGAGCTTTATATTCATCATCTTCATGGTAGTAGGTAACAATAGTGTCATCATTATTTGTTACTCTAAAATTTCTACCAGCTGGTCTGACTCTATCAATAATTTGATGAAACTCATGTGTTTGCGATTTATTAATGAATCTTAAAATAGGAGAAATATCTCTAAACTCTTTATGATACATAACGCCAGGAAACCATCTGTATCCTTTTGCTTTAGATTGACCATCAGAGCCTCTAGCCACATCTCCACCATCACCTATTCTATGTAAATCTTCTTTTGATTTAGATGTTAAGTAATAATTTAATTCTGTTTCTACTAATTGTTTTTCTTCAGGTGTATACCAGTTGTCTATAATAAGATAAGGAAATCGTCCTTTTTCATTAACAACATTTACTTTCCATTGTGTTTCCATTTTCTATTCAAAGTAATTAAAATTAATTACTATTCTCCTCTCATTATCTGTTTGACTTACAGCCTTATGTAATATATCACTATCAAATATCAACATACTATTTTCTTTACATGGTATATTTATCTGCTCGTCCTTATCAAGTATTGTATATCCGTTATTTGTGTTTACATAATAAATTGCTGTTTTACAATCAAACTTTCTATCAGTATGCCATTCTGACTCATATCTTTTATTTTTATTTGTCATAAAATTGGCTCTGACTTCCATCAATCCTTTTACATTCATTTTTTGAACAATAGGTATTATTAGTTTTCTAAAACTATCCGAATTGGGTTTATACTCTTTATAAAATGTATGGCTAAAAAAACCATAATCTGTTTCATAATCAGTCATACTTGAATTATAAAACCAAGGAAAATAAATTGAACTCATTTTATCTAAAATACTTTGATGTTCTTGTTTGCCTAAAAAGTTTTCTATAATACTATAACTCATACCACTTTTCAACTTTATGGTAGAAACATTTTGTATTTCATCTTTATCACCTTGGCCATAAGAATCAAAGTTTGATTTCAACTCTTGTATTATCATAGTTTTTCCCAATGAGATTTTTTTTCTTTTTTTACTTTTGTATTAAAAAACTCAGGAGTAAATAAATCAAAAGCTATTGTAACTCTTTCTTGTGGACTTTTATTATAGTCTGTATAATGGTCTATCCAATTAGGAAATAATGTTATTTTACCAATTTCATTTTTTGATGAATATACTTGCTTAGTATATGGGTTAACATAATGTGTATGTGTGTCTTTTACTTTTGTACAAATATGTCCACCAAGATAACATAATGTATCGTTATAGTGTGAGTGTGATTTTATCTGTTGAGATGTTCTTAATACATTAGCCCAACATTGACCGTACAAATCTGTATTTTCATATCCTAAAACACTTATAAATTTATCATGTGTTTTTCTTACAGTTTCATTTAGCCCATTATGTTTCCATTGAAAAAGATTAAAATGAGGATACCTTGAAGTTAAACTATCATTACCTAAACCTGTTTGACCATCATCAAATGCAGGATATTTTTCTATAAGATTTCTTTCATTAGTTAATATAATATCTGTCAATTCATTTACATCAAGGTCATCTAATACATTACTTTCCCATATACAAATTTCCTGTTCAGGAGCTGCAAATGGTGTTTCAGGTTTTTCTGAAATTAGTTTTATCAGTTTATCAGTCATTAATCTATAATATCAAAAGTCTTATAATCATTATCTGGTTCCCAACCATAATCAATACTTTTTCTTGTTGGTTCTTTTTTCTGTTGTCTGCAAGCACCAGGTAAACCTAACATAGGTCTAGTATCAAAAGGCATATGATACTTACCATCTTTTTCGTTATAATGTAAAAATACTTGTGCGTGTTTTAAACCTTTAAATTGTTTTCTCCAATGTTCTACTTCACAACCTCGGTAAATAATCATGTCACCAGGATTTAAATGTATTTCTACTTCTTCACCGTCTTTCTTTTTTATACCCATAGGCCATGAATAATTTTCTTCTTTTAAATTTGAAATATCATGTCCTAAAAATAATGTAGTGGATAACTCACAACTTGGTCTATCTTTATGTCTTCTTAAAATTGTTTTCTCTGTATATAATCTATGATAACTATAAGTAGGTATTACATCTATACCTGTCATTTCTTTCATAGTAGGAACACCTAATTCTAATAATGTGTCAAATATTAAATCACCGTATTTACTATAATCTCCTGGAGCCTGTGTATCGTTAAATGTGCCCCATGGTTGTTCATCAAAATTACCTTGTGTTGTCAAATCTATATACTCTAATCTAGCTTTCGCTAAACATACATATCTGTACAATAGAGTACACATATTAGGGTCAATAAAACTTCGTCTTATTACATAGTCATTTTTTTTAAAAAAATCTTTGTCCATTATTTAAAAGGTTCTCCTAATGCCCATAGAACCAAAGAGTATCTTGTACCCTTAGTTACAGGTGTTACTTGATGATACATGAAAGATGGAAATACTATTATAGAACCTTGAGGTCTAATCTCTATACACTCATGGTATCTTTCTCCTGGAGTATGCGGTCCATAATCAAATTTAAGATTGCCTCCTTCATATTCACCTGGTTTATTTAAGTTGATAGTTACACTTAACTTTCTAACTTTACCGATAAATTTATCTGCCGTTGTATATCCTTTTTCTAATTGGCCGTTTTGTTTTGTGCGTGATATACCTGGAATAAATCTTCGATAGGTTGCGTGATGGTCTGTACCTGAATCTTGGTGCCAGCCGTAAAAACCACCGTCTTTATATGTTGTAAATTGAAAAGACTCTGCATGGTCAAAATTATATTTCCAACCTGCGTCCCTATTTGCTAGATTTAAATAAGGCCATACTCTATCATAAATCCATTGGTCGTTTAACCAAGAAACTTTACTATCTCTTATATAAGGATTTATTTCTTCTAAGTTTTTACCTTCTTTTTTTTGTAATTCTTCAACTGTAGTATCAGCTTGAGGAATTGTTTTGTCATCTGATTTTTCGTTATTGCCGTGGGTAACAGCTTCTTTCATGTCTTTGTTTAGACCTAAATCAATAATCTTATTACACTCATCAGGTGTTAAGACGGATTGAAAGTACCAATAAGGATTAAATATCATTTGGCACCAACTGAAAATTACCTGATACAGATATTCTAGTTTCATCTACCCAAAAAGGAGCTACCTCATGGTGTAATGAAGCAGGGAAAATAAACATTAACTTATCATAGGGTGTTACGATATAATGTGTTCTATCAAAATCTGAGGTTCCTTGACCGTACACAAAAGAAATTTTACCAGCATTTTTTGTATTGCTGTCTGTATTTGTTTTAAATATATTTTCTGGAACTTTTAAATAGATTACAAAAGAGAATTTACCCTCATGTGTATGTAAAGGATTATAGTCGTTCTTTTTTTGAAAGTTTACCCATAGACTATTTAACTCTAAAAATCCATCTTTAGTTTTATCTTCTCTTTGAGGTATTTGAATTACTTTAGAAAAATCAGCTCTAGCTTTATCTGGTTGATTATCAATGTAAATATTAGCAAAACTTTCTAGTTGTGCTCTAAGATAAGGTTCAACCTCATCTCTTGTTTCTCTTTTATATTGATAACTTCGGCCTGTATATAATTGACCTGCTAACTTAGGATTCCAATTATCATCTTCTTTATTAAGCTTTTGTGCTTCTGATAATAACTTGAAATGTATATCGTCTGGTATGTGTGTTTGAAATATTGGTGGACCGAATGGAAATATTAAGTTATCTGAACCTTTATTCCAACATGGTACATCAGTTTCGAATGTTTGCATTGTAACCTCATTATATATTCTTTAAGTTAAACTTTATCAATCAAATTTAACTCTTTTGCTTTCTTTATAATCCTATTTATAAAGCCGTCCAGATAGTCTAAATCTGCTGAAAAGGCAACATGAGGTACACGATAAGGTTTGCCATCTTTTTGTGCTGACCTGAAACCTTGTAAACTCATACCTAGTTTTTCATCTTTAGTAAATTGATACCATAAAGAGTCTTCAACCTTATAATGGTCAATCTTTTTAACTTTAAATTTTTCTTTAAATTCTTCTAAGACTTCACTTACAGTTTTATCTTTTTTCTTTTCTAAAAGATATGTAAATTCTTCTATAAATCTTCTTGCTTGTGCGTCTGTTTCAGCACTACCCTCATATTGCATAATACCATAGTCAAATACTCCCTCAATAGGAGAGCCATCAACATTGGATGCCATTTTGCCTTTTTCGCCTCTGTTGGGTTGTTTGCCTTCGGGATTGATTGTATCACTCATTTTCACTCCTTAATATTAAATAGTATAATGGTATTTAGTAAGAAACTATAACTACTCCAGAACCACCAGCGCCGCCTTGACCTTGACCACCAGAATATCTAGTACCTCCGCCGCCGCCTCTGTTTGCCGTTCCAGAATTTTGTGATGTTTGTGTATTACCAGTACCTCCGCCACCGTTGCCTGGTTCTCCGCCGTATGAACCTCCACCGCCACCTGCGTAATAAACTTGTGTTGAACCGTCTGCGATAGAATAAGCTTTACCTACACCACCTGCACCACCGTGCTGAGTTGATTGTGCGTCACCATCTCCGCCTGCGCCTCCAGCACCACCGCCACCGCCGGCAGTTGAAACTGGTTCTGGTGAATTTGGACTAACATTATTTCTTCCTCTACCACCTGGATTTCCAAATCCGTAAGTGCCTGAATCTCCTGGTTGAGTTGGTTGAGTAGCTGCACCTGCTTGGCCGCCATTACCACCTAATGCTGTATTATTAGGGTGACCGCCTCCGCCGCCTGAACCACCTGGTTCTCCATCTCCTACATTTTCGTTTTCTGGTAAATCAGGACCATAATTCGCCTGACCTCCACCGCCGCCACCTTTAGCAGTCAATGTACCAAATACTGAATCTTGTCCTTCATATGAGTCACCACCACCTTCAGCACCAGCGGCACCACCTTGGCCAATTGTTACTGTAACTTGTGTACCAGGTGATACTGTAAATCCTGGTCTGTAAATTAAACCACCTGCGCCTCCGCCTCCGAAGCCGCCTGCACCACCGCCACCAGCAACTAACAAAACATCTACTGCACCTACGCCTGTTGGTACTGCAAAAGTAGCAGGCGAATTGTAAGTTGTTCTTACTGGAGGTTTAATAGTAATTTTAAATTGTCTATCAACATTAGTTGTTCCGTCTGTAACTCTAATTGTAAATGTTGATGTAGTATCACTACCAACTGCACTAACACTCGACCATGTAATTGCACCTGTTGATGTGTTAAGTGTAAATCCGGTAGGTAATGAACCTGTTTGGACTGAATATGTTAATGATTCACCATCAGCGTCTGTAGCGCCACATAAATCACCTGGTTGAATTGTTCCTGAACTTCTAAGACTATCATATAAAGAATAAATTGTATCAGCTGAATTTGTAAATACTGGCGCTGCTTGGTCAGCCGTTACTGCGTCTGCTAAAGTAGCTGCAAGACCTGAACCGTTTGTAACTTTAAGTGTGTAAGGACCGTTTGCTTCATTAAAGTCTGAAGCGTCAAATACACAAGTAATTAAGTTTGCACTATTTCTTGTTGTTGAATCTGGAGATACATTTGAACCTGAATTTGCAATCATAGTAATATCGGCACCTGTTGTATCAAAAAGAGAACCGTTAATGGTCATTGTAACATTGCCTGTAGACTCATCATCAATTGTATATGATGTTATAGCTGAACCGCCATCTATATTGAAATTGGTAACTACTGGTGGAGCGTCAACAGCTTTCCAATCTGAACCATTGTAATATTCCATCAAGTTAGTTGTTGAATTGTATCTTAAAGTACCTGAACCGTAACCTGTATCTCTTTCACCAGTTGTACCTGTAGGTAAATCAATACCTTTTGTACCAGTAAAGGCAGTATCTTTATTTCTGAAATCTTTATAATTTGACATCTATATCTCCTATTGACTGGCTATATCGCCGGTTTTATCACGCATTACCCAACCAACTTTTACTTTTAAATCGTCATCAACAATAACTGTAGTATATCTATTTGTATCCGTGTAATCTGCTAATTTATGTTCTTCCCAACCACTTTCATAACTATCGTTTCTGTATTGCCATATAACGCCAATAACCATACCGCCAGTTGAACCTGAATCAGCAGGGTCTTTTTCAACGATACATACTTTTCTCCAATTGTCTGCCATTTTTATCCTCTATTAGTTGTTAGCTAATCTCCAGCCGTTAGTAGAACCTGAATAAACTAAAACAATACCAGCATTTTCTTGTGCAACTGTTAAATCTGCTGTTTGTCCCATAATTTTTAAACTGTTTCTAGCAACTGTTAAATTATTTGTGTCGAATGTACCTGCTACATCAACCATTGAAACTTGGTCTCCTGTTAATGGTGAAGCGGGTAAAGTTATTGTTACTGCACCACCTGAAGTATCTACAAAAATTCTATCACTAGCGGCTGCTGTGTAGTTAGCAGTCTTTGTAACCCAAGGATTACCACCACCTAAACCTGTCCATGTACTACCATTGTAGCCTTCCCAAGTTGTTAGTGTTGTGTTGAATCTGATTGCGCCAGTTGTAGGACTTGATTCTCTTTGAGCAGTAGTGCCTTTAGGCATATGTAACTCATCTGTTTGATTTTCAAAACCTACTGAACCTGTTTGTACTTTAGTTAATGCCATTGTTAATCCTTAAACTATTTATACTATTATTTATACATCCTCATCTCTAACTTTGTCATAATTTTTACCATCTGCATAATTTGTTATGGTTGTTGTAAATCCGAAGTCATCATCTGCGTCAGCACTTGTTGGATTTGGTACAACCACAATTCGTTCTTCTCTAGTAGCCGCTGGTAAATCAGTATGTAAGTCTGATTGAGCTTCTTTTATTACTTTTTGTGTTGAAGCAGGTCCATATAAATATGTCTTCGCTGTGAAGTTTAGTGTATATATTACTGCTCTTCTTGTTGTAAAATCGCCAGAATAACTGTCTTCATAGTTAATATTATTTAGTACAATTGGAATATCTCTTTTTATACCCATTTCTGGAATAACATTAACAGTTACAGTATAATCTGGTTGAAAATATGGTAATATTTGTTCTATGATTTGTAAACCGCCTTCAGCAGTTGCTGTTAAACAAAATAAATTATATGATATATTGTAAGGCACAGGCATATAATTATAATTCATAACCTCACCATCTGAACCAGTTTTAACTGATTTGAATTTTTGTACTTTAGTTAACTTTCTACTACCATCATATGCAATATCTGAAATTTCAAAACCCATTCTAGGTAATGTAATCGCCATTTCTCTTTCATCTAAATTAGGTTGTTGGTCTAATCTAACCAAAAACTTTTCTTTAGGAGCATAAGCTAAAGGTACCCTAATTGATTGTACAATCGAACCTGCACTATCTTTTCTTTTTATTTGTATGTTATTAAAAATCTGACCAAAGGCTACGGTCATTTTTCTCATACTTTCGTTATAAAAATATCCAAACATTAATTGTCTACCTCACCAAATGGGTTTCTTTCTGTAAAGTCAAGTATATCATCTGAAGTATCTGCTGTGTTAAAACCTGCTTGTGCGTCTAAATCTAAATTGTCTGCATAAGTTGATTGTGTCTGTAAAGCATAATCTTCATTGATAAAGTAATTTGCGTCACCACTTACACTATCGTTTTCTAATTGCAATGCACCTGTACCGTCTTCTAATGAAAACTGGTGTGACAACATATCAATAGAGTATTGGTCTTCAGCACTATCAATATCTGTAACGCCGGTATCTAATCTTTCTGAACTGTACTCCCATGTTCTAGCTCTTAATTTGTAAACTGGTAAGTTGCCTAATTGAAAGAATGGCTCTTGGTCTTCTACAAAACTAATTTCAAAAAACTTATTCATTAAAGGGTAATAAATTATATCACCCTCATTAGGTCTGCCTTCAACAATCATAGTATGGTTACTATCTACAGCGTTCATCCATCTTCGTTTAGACAACATGAAAGTTGTTTCTTCTCTGATTTCTAAACCAAACTTATTGATTAATTCTTGTTCACCAGCTAAACCCTCTGTAGTTTCAACATACATTTCTATTAGATAAGAGTCATCAAATTTTGATAGACTATCTTCACCTAATATTAGGTCTCTATTTACTAGTGTTCTTGGTAGGTAATAAACATCATGGCCGTAAATTTTTAGGCCTTCGATAATTAAATCTTCGTAAAGAGTTTTCTCGTTTGTGTCGCCAATGCCGTTCCCGCCTTGAAAGTGGTGATTAACTGCCATGGCATTATCCTATCATCATTGCTGGATTTAATTCGAATGTACTTCTTATGTCGTTTTCTAACTTTTCAATTTCTTGTAAAGCTTCTGAAAATATCTGTTGTCCATTTAATGTAACACCGCCGACCATGGCAACGCCATTAAATTTAGATAAGTTTGCTCCCCATTGTTTTTTAAATAAAGCAGTTGTATATCTTTTTAAGTAAATATCATTATACACATCTGTATATGTTTCGGGGTCTAATTTTCTATAACACTCTATTACAATCCACTCATCTGCTGCTAAATCATTTGTCCAATCCATATCAATGTATAATCTATTATCATGTTGATTAAATCTAATTGGTTTTTCACCAACTAATACATGGTCTAAAAAGTCCAAATGTCTTAATACAACATCATAGTTAATAATACTTGTAGATGAAAAATCATAAAGGTCATTTAATCTCATTTGGTATCTTACATCAAATAAGTTTAGATTACCTTTGTTTGAAAATGGAAAAATATTGATTACAGAAATAACTGATTCAGGTACTACCAAAAAGTTATTATCTTCGTACCAAGTAGTTGATACTGAATTCTTTGTTGCTGTTTCTGAAGAAGGATTTATGGCAGCCAAACGAGTTTTTTCCGAAGAAGTCAACTTATATTTTAAGTATGTTCTTCTTATAGAATCGTAGTGAAACTGAGCAAAATATTGTAATGCCTCGTCTATTCTGTCCTCTAGTTGGTCGTCACTAGCATTGACCTCAATGACAGGCTTACCTAAATTTCTTAAGCAGTATTGTTTTAAATTTTCTCTACTATTTGGGTTTGCCATTTATATACCTTTGTTTTATACCTTTTCAGGTATATTTATAATACTATCCAAGAGCAACAGCTTGGGCAATGGCAAAAGGTCTACTAGCTAATGAAACACCACCTACTTGAACATCTGTTGTAGCATTTACTGTGCCTGAAAATGTACCGTTTACAGCACTTGTAATCGAACCACTATTAATTGATAATGTTCCATCTGTTAAAGTTGTTGATGTAATACTTGTAATACCAGTAAACGAACCAGTTAAAGAGTTACTTCCACCTGCTATTGTTTTATTTGTTAATGTATCTGTTGTATCTTTTAATACAATTGTTCCTGTTGCGTTTGGTAATGATATTGTTCTATCTGCTGTTGGATTAACTGTTGTTAAATTTGTTTCATGTTCATCATCTGAGGAACCCTCAAACTTTAATGAGTTTTGTACTTCAATAGTTGTAGAATTTACAGTTGTTGTCGTACCTTGAACAGTTAAATTTCCTGTAATATTTGTACTACCGCCAACCGTCAATGCACCTGAAACATCTAATGCTTCATTAATTTGAATTGATGTTGAGTCGGAAGTTGATAATGAAGTACCAACTATTTGTAAAGCGGTTGCATTGATAGCACTTGTGCCATTTCCTGTTAGTATTGAATTTGAAGCAAGTGTAGCTACACCTGTTCCACCTGAAGCAACACCAATTGTTTCACCTGATTGGTATTCTGCAATACCAGTAGGTGTTCCACTTGTAAAGACTAGTCTTATTGGTGTTTTATCTGCCATTTATATCTCCTAAAACAAGAACGCTGGATTACTGTCGTCAAAAGCAGCTGAACCGCCACCTAAAACAGGACTATCTAATCCACCTGAAGCTGTATATACTTCCGTCATATTAGCCACACTTGTATTTATATTAAATCCTAAATTTGTTGCTACGGTACCAAGACCAATAGCTCTTGTAAAAATCTGTACATTCTTTTGTAGTTTTCTAACAAAAGTAACATCTCTAAATGATGAACCTAATTGACCAACATCATATGCGTTGTGTGTATCAGGTGTTAAATCTGTTGAGATAGATGTTAAATCTACTGCTGTACTTTCAATAATTTCTTTAATAGTGATTACATCACCAGAAACAGGAGCTGTGACAAAGGTTAATGTAGTTGATGAAACTGAATAATCCGTTGTTGGTCTCTGGAAAACACCGTTTAAAAACACCATAACATTGGTTGCATTTGCACCACTTGTTACAGTATAACCTGTTGTACTGCCATCACCTGTATAAGCTCTAACTTCACCTTGTACATTTACACCACCACCACTTCCGCCAGAAATAGTAATAGTTTTTGTTGAACCTGTACCTGAAGCAACAACACCTGAACCTACAAAATTAATTGTAGAAGCTGCTGTTGATAATGATGAGCCTTCGTCTTGTATTGTGATAGCACTACCGCCACCACCGCCACCACCAATTTCTTTTACGGTACCGCTATCATTAATATAAAGTTTCTTAGCGCTAGTGTCGATTGCAACTTCACCATTTACAATATCACTTGTAGTCGGTGTAGCTGTTCCTCTTTTGAGTTTTATAACCGTTGACACTAATAATCTCCTATAATTAAAATGTTCCGCCGTCTAAACTTGTTACCGTAACTGCTCCTGAACTGACTGTAAAATTGTCTGAACTAAAAGAAGCCACACCTTTATTTGAAGTTGTTGCTAATTCACCTGCAATAGTTAATGTAGTGCCCGAAATTGTTGCATCCATTCCCTCACCACCTGTAATTTTCAAAGTTCCGCCTAAGTCAATATTTGATATTGTTGAAGCGTCATCAGAAAATGTAATAGTTGAGTTTGAAAGTTTTGCATTGGTAATTGAACCTGCTAATTTAGCAGTTGCAATTGAACCGGCTAACATGTCGTTTGTAATACCTAAAGCTTTAACTCTTAATGCGTCTGAACTTACTTCGATTGAACTGTCATCTACTGCAACATCAATTTGGTTACCAGTTTTTGTTAATGCGTCACCGGCACTAATTTGACCTGCACCTGAGAACTGAGCAAATGTAATATTTGTAGAACCAAATGTAGGTGTGCCATTATGTGTTGCAACATAACCGTTATCTGCGTTTGCTGTACCAGCTTCTACGAAGAAGAAAGT